ACGATTGGCGCTGACTTTAGGGTAAACGGCCTAGCCAAACAGATACACCTTATCAGCACTGATATTGACTATAACGGCGAGGCAGAACAGCCTGTGGGCATTGCCTCCATGACTTTCGAAGTTGCGTATGTTACAAGCATACTTGACGCAAGTACGGCCAGATAAAGGAGGCTCCTATGGCTACTCATACCGGCAGCGAAGGGACCGTCAAGGTCGGCGCAAACGCGATCGCTGAAATCCGCTCTTACTCTCTGGAAGAGACGGCAGACACCCTAGAAGATACCAGCATGGGCGACAGCGCTCGAACCTACAAGCCGTCTCTCAAGACGTTTACCGGCACTGTCGATGTCTTTTGGGACGAAACCGACACGACAGGTCAGGGCGCTTTGACTAACGGTGCTGAAGTTACTTTGGCGGTATACCCTGAAGGCGATGCCAGCGGCGACACCTATTACAGCGGATCGGCCATTGTCACGGGCGTAAGTCGGACAGCATCGTTTGACGGCATGGTAGAGGCCAGCATCTCTGTCCAAGGCACCGGCGATCTAACAGCGACGACGGTGTAATCTGTGAGGCTTGCTGAACGTATTGCTGCCAAACGCGCAGATCGTGCGAAAGGCCATGTAGAGGTCGATCAGTGGGGCGAAGATGGGGAACCTCTTCGCCTCTACTTTAGTCAAGTGTCGGCCAGAGACATTGAGAAGGTGACGCGAAAGCATCCCAACTTTATGGCTAATCCGTCACTTGGTGCGATGGTCGATCTGATCTTGGCTAAGGCTGAAGACGATCAGGGCGAAAAGCTGTTCACCCTGGAGGATAAGCCCATCCTTATGGGTGAAGATGTATCAGTTTTGGCTAAGGTTTTTGGCGCTATCTTCAACGCAGATAGCATTGAGGATCATGAAAAAAACTAAGGAGCGACCCGTTCCGAATGAACTTGCTGGCCTTGGCTGAAAGGCTTGGCCTGACAATCCCTGAGATTGAGCAAATGTCGCTGAACGAATACAATGAATGGGTCGCATACTATTCGATAACGCAGGAGCGCGCGGAAAATGGCAAATGATATCAATATCGTCGTCTCTGCTGACGCGCGCTCTGCCACTCAGAATCTTCAAAGGGCGCAAAAAGCTGTCAATGATCTAGACAGGCGTATTAAAAATTCCACTCAATCAGTAAACCGCAACGCTAACGCTTATAACAAAAATGCTGTGGCAACTAACAAGTGGGCCAAGGGTGCGCTTCAGCAGGCGGGTTATCAGGTAGGCGACTTCTTCGTTCAAGTTGGTGGCGGCACTAACGCGCTCCAAGCTTTTGGTCAGCAGGGCGCACAGCTTGCTGGCATTTTTGGACCTATGGGTGCTGTAGTCGGTGCAGGTATTGCGATCTTTTCGGCGGTTGCAGTTGCGGTTCAAAAGTCGGCGAATGGTTTTGATACTATGGCTGGGGCTGTGGACCGGGCTAGAGATTCTCTGAAAAAGTCTAGGGAAGAGATGAAGAAGCAGCGCGACGAAATTGCGCTGCTTTCTCTTGGGCTGTCCAATATAACCCAACTTGAGCTGAGGCGAGGTATTGCCGTCACAAGAACAGCGATTGCAGAAAAACAAGCGCAAATTCAAAAAACGCAAGCGCGTTTTGAAGAAGCAGGCCCAAGGGGTGATGCCGCAGAAGAAATGAACAAGAGACGGCAAGAGGCTCTTAAAAACAGTAAAGACGGTTTAAATGCTCTAAAAGAGCAATCTGAACAATTGCAACGTCAGTTAAAATTTAGCATAGCCATAAACGAATCTATGAAAGGTCCGAAAGGCATTAAAGAGAAATTTGCTAATACTATCTTTGACCCACGCGCGGCTGGTTTTGACAAGGCTCTCGCAGATTTCGCCCGTGTTCAGTTGGGACTACTTAATACTTCTGACGCTTTTAAAGATGTTTCTGAATCCGCAAAAGGCGCGGGCAAATCAACGAGTAAATTTGCCGATCAATTCGCGGCGAGACTTGCCATTCTTGGGGGGCCTCTGAAGGAATTGAATGAGTTGCAGCGTGAACTTGAAATTCGCCAGTCTGGTGGCGGGAACTTGGCTGTTCGGCTGGACGAAGCGGCAGAAGCGGCTAAGCGTCTGGCATATGAAGCTGGCATCATAGACCCAATTAAGCTGGACCAGATAGGGCAAGAGGCATCCAAACTAGAAAGCAATATTGCTGCCGCAGAAGAAGCGATTAAAAACATGACTGCGACAGCAAAAGGAAAGCTGCCGGAGTTGTCTGATGAGATGAAGAAGATTCAAAGCGCGCAAGAGCAAGCGGCAAATGCTTTCGGCAACGCCTTTACTTCGGTGATCGAAGGCACCAAAAGCGTGAAGGATGCGTTCAAGGCAATGGCGAGTGATATCATAAATCAGTTGTTCCGCATCTTCGTCGTTCAGAGGATCACTGGGTTCATATCGGGAGCGCTCGGAGGCATGTTTGGCGGTGGTGCACCTAGCGTCGGTGGCGGGTTTAATTCGCCTGTCGCGGGACTGACATTGCCATCGGCAAATGGGGGCGGATACACCGGCAATGGCGCGCGGGCGGGTGGCTTGGATGGTAAGGGCGGCAGAATGGCAGTGATCCATCCTCGCGAAACCATTCTTGACCATACCAAAGGCCAGGGCCAGGGCGTCACAGTCGTCCAGAATATCAACGTCTCTGCCGGCGTGGCTCAGACCGTCAGGGCCGAGATGACAACCATGCTTCCGCAGATCGGCGAATACGCTAAAGCGGCTGTTCTCGACGCGCGCAAGCGTGGCGGGGCATACGGAGGAGCATTTGCCTAATGGCTATCACCTATCCCCTAGCCTTGCCGACTGCGACGGGCATTCGGAACATTGCATTCCGCGCAAGAAATGCGGTCGCCTATAACTTCTCACCGTTTACCTTCCAGGGTCAGGCTCAAGCCTATTCTGGCCAGATGTGGGAAGCAGACATCACGCTGCCGCCGATCAAGGATCGTTCTGACGCAGAGGCATGGAACGCTTTCATCCTTTCGCTACGGGGGCAGCTTGGCACATTTACAATGGGAGATCCGAATGGCGCGACAGCCCGTGGAACTGCATCGACCTCGGCGGGAAGCCCAGTCATCAGCAGCCAGATCGGCTCCACAATTTCTGTCACGGGCGCCACAGCCAGCCAAACCGGATACTTGCTTCAGGGCGATTATGTGCAGTTCGGAAGCGGATCGACAGCGACGCTTCATAAAGTGCTTGCTGATGCCAACACTAATGGTTCTGGCAATCTTACTTTGGAGATATGGCCGGGGCTGAGAAGTTCGCGCAGCGGCACAATGGTCGTCAGCAGCCCCGTGGGGCGGTTCAGGCTGGCTAACAACGATACCGGATGGGTGGCCGACATCCAGCAGTATAGCATCACATTTTCGGCGCGTGAGGCGATCTGATGACGAGATCGCTGCCTGCGCAAATGATCACCGACCTGGCGGCGGATGAGGTCACGCTTTTCTACGCTGTCGAGTTGCAGTTCGATGGTGGCACAGTTCGCCTTTGGAATGGCCACGGTGATATAACCATCGGCGGCTATTGGGTTGACGATGACACTTGGGACGATACCCAGGCATGGAGCGAAGGCGAGACATTTACCGGCAGCGGCTCCCTGCTTTCGATTAGCGGGATTGATGAGGCGTCGGATCTATCAGCCAAGGGTGCGTCGATAACTTTAACCGGCCTTTCCTCGACTATTATTAGCGCCGCGTTGCAGGAGCCTTACCAGGGTCGAATAGCGAAAATATATATCGGCACCGATAACAACGGTTCACTCAGTCAAGTCGAGACGTTCGCCGGTCTGATTGACGTGATGACAATCGCTGACGATGGGCAGGTTGTGACTGTCGAGGTGACAGTCGAGAGTACGTTGATCAACCTTCAGCGGCCCAATATTCGACGCTACACATCAGAAAACCACAAGTTGCGTCACCCTGGAGATACGTTCTTCGATTTCGTTGAGAAGCTGCAAGACAAAGAGATTGCTTGGGGCCGAAAGATTCAAGGTGGGTCTTCTAGGTCTTCTTCAGCATCTTCGATGGGCAGCGAGCCGAGCGGCGACGGCGGGTTCTAGGACAAGAAATGTCTTTGCTCAGATACATAGACAGTCAGCGGGGCAAGTCGTTCCAGCTTGGATCGCATGATTGTTTCACGTTCACGAACGGCGCTTGGAAGGAGGCTTATGGTCATGGTTATGCTGACGACTTCATCGGCAGTTACGATGGTCTTGGGCCAAAGGCTTTCGCAAATAACATGGTCAAGCACTTTGGCAGCGCAAATCTGGAAGAAGCGTTTGACAGCAGATGGACGCGATCAAGCATTGATGAGTTGGATCGGGGAGGCATTGTGCTTTCAGCAACTGAGGACCGATATTACACTCGCCACGCCATCGGAATAAAAACCTCGCCTGTGCGCGCAGTGTTCGTCGGGGCAGAAGATTTGGTGTATAAACCTTTGAACGATTGTTTCGGAGGTTGGACGTGCCTGAGACTGTAGCAGTTGCCCTTTTTGCCGGTACAGCATTCGCAGGAACTGCTGGAGCTGTTATTACCTATGTAGGCTTCACCGCGCTCACCTATGCCGCAAACCGGCTGCTTGCGCCGTCTCTTTCGGGGCGGAACGAAGGCATCACGACCAACATCCGAGAGCCTGCCGCGCCGCAAGAAATTGTGTATGGACAGGTGCGCAAAGGCGGGGTCGTCACTTACCTCGAAACCACCGGCAACAAAAACAAGTATCTCCACCTCGTCATCGCACTCGCGGGTCATGAGTGCGAAGAACTTGGCGACATCTACATCAACGATGAGATCGTCACGATCAACAGCAGCGGGGAAGTAACGACCGATCGCTGGGGCGACAAAATCTACATCTACAAGCACCGAGGCGCGCAAACCGCAGTGACCGACGCCTTCGACAATGTGTCTGGCGCGTCTCTCAGCAGCACCTTGCTTGCGGAAACCAACAACGACATCGGCGATGATTTCGTCGGCGCCGGGATTGCTTACCTTTACGTGCGCCTCGAATATTCAGCGAAGCGGTTCGGCGGTGGCATCCCGACATTTACGTGCGTGGTCAAAGGCAAGCAAGTTCTGGACATGTCTGATGCCGCGACCACCTATCCGCAAAGCGCAAACGCGGCTCTGGTAATTCGAGACTACATCCGCAGCGGATACGGCCTGAGCGACGACAGCATCAACACCACAGCATTCGCCTCTGCTGTCACTACATCTGACGAGGATGTCCCCGTTTCCGCTGGGGGTACTCAGAAGCGCTATACGATTGATGGCGTCGTCAACACGTCATCGACATCAGAAACAACCTTGTCGGATATGATCCGCGCTTGTGGCGGCGTCTTGTACTGGGCGGGCGGTCAGTGGAAGCTGAAGGCGGGTAAGTTCACTTCCTCGGAAATGTCACTGACGCTGGACGACTTCCGGTCGGGCATTACTTTGCCAACGCGCAAATCACGTCGAGACAATTACAACCGGGTCATCGGCAAGTTCATTCATGCCGACGCTGACTATACTGAAGCAGACTTCCCTGCCGTTACGTCCGCCGCGTTCCTGTCAGAAGACGCTGAGATTGAAAACACGCTTGACCTGAACCTGAACCTGATCACAGACGCTACCCGCGCTCAGCGAGTCGCGAAGATGACGCTGTTTCGCCAGCGCGAGCAAATGACCATATCTGCTGACTTTGGCATCAGGGCGCTAGACCTAACCGTGGGCGATACAGTGGATCTGACCATTGAAGACTATGGGTTCGAATCTAAGCCTTTTGAGGTCGCAGAGTGGCGCCTAACTGATGCAGTCAGCGAAGATGGCGTGAAGGTCAGGATGACGCTTCAGGAGGCGTCTTCCGAGGCTTATGACTGGGACGCAGAAGAGCAGGACATCATTGCAAACAATACCACCCTACCAT